GGCGGCAGACAACAATACTTACATCTATGAACGATGTCCCGAATGTATCATAGAATTTGGGGAGGCAGAATAAGATCAATCCTTAAACAACAAAAAAAGCCTCTTCCGAGGCTCTTTTTTTTTGCATAAATTAGTAATTGGTAATTAGTAATTAGTAATTACTTCATCGCATTCAGCATAAACGCCTTCAAAGTATCCTCAATCTCCTTGAATACTACTGCCGGCAGCCCATTTTCCACCGATGGCAGGAAAGGGCGCGCCGGCATTTTACTTGTACCGAATTGCAGATATGGAGCGTAATGTTTGTTTGTGCCGATCGTGACAGTGCTGCCATCGATTGAAGTAGAGCTGAGAATTGAACCCAGCAACCCGGCGTCTCCAGAAGAGCGCCTGAGTATCGATGACAAATCGAAGCCTTTTCTTTTCCTGTCTTTTAGTGTCGAAGCGGCAAGCGGCGCCCAGGGAGTTTTATTGAAATATGTGCCTTGTGATTCAAATTGCTGAGCCACAGCATTTTCAAGTATCAATCCCACATCATTATAAAACGGGCCGTAATCAATATTGTTGAAAAAGCGAATCAGTTCATCGTTGGCTTCCTGAAGGTCAAGGTACATTGACATACTCCTCGAATTTGTTCAATAATTCATCCGGATATTTTTCCAAATCAATCCTGTTTCGGAAAGGTATATTCGGCAGATGCTCGAATCCTTTTGTGTTTAAAAATTTCGGTGGAATATCGCCAATTTTTTTAATCGTATATCCGTTTTTCTCACACCATTTTTCGGACACAGCAAAAGCGATTGTTCCGCAGCGGAAGTGGCGGGGAGTATATATTTTCCTTAAGTCCGGGTCATCCTGGCGAACAGCTATTTTATTATTTGCCAGGTACAGGCATCCCTCGGTGTGATGCTCGCGCCCACCCAGCACGAACCGTAATAAAGGCAATGTTACTGCTTTACTTTGACGGTCGAGGCGGCCAGCGCTGTAAGCATTGGAAATATTTTGAGTTACAACCAGGGATGCGTGCCAATTCCGAAGCTTCAATTCTTCCTTGAAATAATTCTTAAATTCCCTTAAGTCTTTTCCTTCTTTCATTGCCAGTTCAATTATTTCCTGAGCGTCGAGCAGCATATCCATGTTTTTTACTCCGGCAATAGCGAACGCATCGGCAAGCACAGCCTCTAAAGTATCCTGCCATGAGCCTGATGGTTTTATTCCCAGCCTTTTAAAAAACTCAATCGCTTCTTTCGGTTCCAGGTTGAACGAAGCAATCAGCTCTTTGAGGTTCGGTTTCATAAGCCCTCCGCCACATTCCCGTACACACGCGAGGCTAAAAGCAATTTAGTAACTACATTTTTCAGTCCATCCACCGGCATCTCCGGATAAAGGTCATATAGATTGTGCAGCATATCTTCGTAGCTTTCGGCATTGGAAACAAACGATGCAATGGCATTGATTAACGAATCATCGGCATCTTTGAAATCATCGCTTTCGAGAATATAATCGCCGAATTGCTCCATAATTTCCAGGTCGGCATCGGCATCTTTTTTAGCATCAGCCCTTAGGTGTAAATGTGCGCTGGCTTTAGGCTTTTTCTTAGATGAATCTTCCGGTGCATCTTCCTTCGGAGTTTCTTTATCCAGGGGAGGTTCCTTGGGTAATTCTTTTTCAACCGGGGCTGCAGGAGCATTAACTTTGAAATACTTTTTGTCGATATTAAATTCGTCCTGGTAATAATCATCGTTGAACTGCACGCCGCAGCCGGTTAATATCTGCGTCAATTCGCCCTTTGCTTTGTAGGTAGTGACATCCGATTTTTCGTAGAACTCAATTTCAGGCGCTTTCCCGGGTCCGAAATTAATCTCATAAATCCATTGCAGCAGAGTATTTATTTTGTTGGCTACGAAATTAGCATACGAAGCTCTGCGAATATCAAGGATTGTCAGCGCCGTAGTATCGTTGCCCAATTTCCCCGGCGTGGCCTGCGAGCTGCCGTTATGCCCCAACAAAAGAATAGAATTTTGCATATCGCAATAATTCATCAGGTCATTGTGAGTCTTGCCGTCATCGCTCTTGCCGGAGTTCAGGGACTGAATTTTCAGCCCTTCGAAGTGCGTGAACACACCATTTTGTCGAAGAGTTTTTACGGTATCCTGGATATAAGCAAGTAAATATTCATCTGTCCAAGAATTATCATCTTTCAGCTTGCGGGCTAAATCGCTCGAGATCTCTGCATCAATTTTCGGAGTGCCATGGTCTTCAACAAACATCGACCAGAAATTCCATGCATTGTTTTTGATAAATACGGATTTGTAGCAATTGGCAAGCAGCCCCTTGCCGTAAGGATTGTCGGCTGTAACTTCATAACGTGGAACCAAAACTTTATACTGAGGCACCAATTCTCCATCGAAAGGATTTGCCGCTGTTTTGACGTACAGCTCAGAGCGTTTTGTTTCGTTATTTTTTTTGTAGAAGAAACTTTCGTGTGCTTTGACACTGAAATCCACAGGCATTAAGTATCCGTTATAATCGCCCCAGATTAAATCAATATACATAGCGCCGAACAGAATAGCCTTCAGTATATCGTTTTTCAATTCTTTTTTGAACAGGTTCGACAGCACTTCGTAGTATAAATCGACTACTTTTTTATTTTTATCCTCCACTATAATTCGGTATTCCAGTCCGTCAATCGAGGTTTTTATTGTGTTTGTCGAACCTGTCACAATCGGGTCGGCAAGAGTTTTGTCATAAACTGCAATCCCCTGGGCTAAAACCTTAGCGTCCGGATTCGGAATCATGTTATAGAACATGCTGAACACAGAGTCGATTACATCCAACTCTTTTGTCAGCGGATTGGAAATCGGCGCTTTTTGTTCATCTTTGGCAAATACTTTTTTCATTGCAAATCCCTTATAATCCTTCTAAAACTTTTCTTCTGTTTGTAATTGAATATTCATTTCTCTCGGGCGGCGGCGGCGCTGCATAGAATATTTTTGTAATTGTAGCCGCCCGTATAGCAGCATAAGCGAAGTTGTCAACGATGTCTTTATGCTCACCTGATGGGAAGTTTACCAGTTCCTGTTCAATAATATGAAGTTGCGGCAGTGAATTGAGCATATAAAATTTATGGTCTAACATTTTATCGCCAGCGCTGAGCGCCCTTGATTCTTTGCTGCCCCTGGCTCCTAATTTAGTGGCCGGCAATCCTTCCAAAATTGCGGATTGTATCAGGGAGATTTGATAGCCGGTATCTTCTATTGCTATTTCCTGGGGTTCATTGCGCCGGTATAATTGCCAGAGAATACTTAAATGTCTGGCGCCGTCAACCTGCTCCCTAAACATATCCATTAAAATCAAATCGCTATTTGGAGTAAGGTCCCATGTGCAAAATACAGTAAATGAACTATCTTGGCCTTCGACATAATTTAAATCGCCGGTAATAAATCTTATACAGTTTTTGATTAATACTTTTTTTGAACTACCATCATTGTTGTAAAGCAAATAATAATTACCTTCAATATCGGCATAACGGAAATCGTCAAATTTGAACATCGAGCCTTCGGGCGGATGTGGATTTTGCTGGTATTGAGCAGAAAATTCATAATTTTTAATTTCATTCCTGATACTATATAATCTTTTAATTGGATATTTACTTTCCCATAACGGCTCGCCTTTTTTACGATGGAAGCGGTCGGTATCGAATCGTTCACAATAATCGGGATTAGTAATTATCCATTCTTCATTTTCCTCGGCGACTGCTTTTAATGTAAGTTGTGTCCAGGGTTCATAATCTTCGACATCTATTGAATTTCGTAAAACTCTGCCGGTCAAGTCATCCTCGTGCCATCGTGTATTAATTATACAGAGCCTCGAATCTTCCTCCAAACGTGTAACTGCTGCCGAAATATACCATTCCCAAACGCTTTCCCGCTGCGAGAAAGATTTAACCTGCTTTCTATTTTTAAAAGGGTCATCGATGATGAATAAATTAGCGCCGCGCCCGACAATATTTCCTTCAATACCGGCTCCGAAGTATTCTCCTAAAGTATGCGAGCCTGCGAATTCGCCCAGCCTGCCACAAGTACGGCAGATGGCACGTCCGAAAGGCTTTTTATGCCAATTAACAGTTCCGCAATGAGGGCATGGTTTCTTTTCGAAATTTTCTTCAATTGTCCATACCAACTTTGCAGCCGATTCTTCGGATAATTTGCATTGAGGGAAGATTTGCTTAAATTCAGTTGAAGCCACAATGTTACGGGCGCGTTTACCGTTTTTTTCGGCTAATTTGGCATCGACACTTGTAGCAATTATATCATGAAAACTATTAAGCCCCAAATGCCAGGGGGGTAAACTTACCGATATTATTTCGGTTTTTCCATGCCTTGGCGGGGCTTCGATTGCAAGGCGTTTTATTTCCCCCCGTGATAATCTTTCTGCATAATCTGCAATTACATAATGATGCCAATTTGGTTTATAACGTACATTGCAAAACATAATGAAGTCAATCAAATTCCGTCGGGCATAAGATTTTTTGAGGGCTGTCAGGAGTTCTATTTGTTCATTTACGAACAAAACCTAACTCCTTGGCTTTTTTCAAAAGTTCCTCATGTGTGGCATTTTCGATATTGGCATTAATATTTATATTCTGGGTGCCGCCTTCCTGCCTAATTATTTCTGTTGGTTCGCCTCGTAGTTTGCGCTCGAATTCGCCAATAGCCGGTAGCTTGGTTGCCGCATCCTTGACCATATCGAATAATTCTTCAATTGAAATTTCTGAAAGGGCTTTGGGATTTGCTTTCATTTTTACAAGGAATTCCTGTATTGGGATCATCAGCGCAGTTTCGGTAGCCTGGGCATGTTTCGCCAGGCGTCTAATCATTTCCTTGCGCGCTGCAATATCATCGTCGAGCGCCGCCTTGGAAATATGGGCTTCGTATTTGTCTTTGCGATACTGCCAGAACCAATTTGAAGATATATTGTGCAGTTTATTCATCCCTTTATCGAATTCCTCCTCCGGTGTACCCAGACTGCGTACCAGTAACGCAAGCGAACGTTTGGCGCCCAATCGTAAATATTCAGAGAACAATGTATAATGCTCACCGCGCTCTAAGGGCTGCCTGTCCCATTCGGGCTTTGTTAATTCTGTCGGTATTTCAGCTTTCCTGCGTGGCATAATCATGCTCCAGTTTATGTCTATTTAATTGATGGTAATCAAGCCATTCATCAAGATAATCATTTTCATCTTTGTGGAAAAGGCAGGCTGCTATTGATTTATTGTTACAAATCACTGTCAGCCTCCGTAATTAATACTTTTTCTGCAATTCTAATTTCCAATTTATCAATTAAAGCAAGGGCTTCGGAAGTGTAATCATTGCCGTTTCGTATTACTTTGAATTCCTGATTGAAATCTCTTTTGTATTTGGCAAACCTTCCTACAATCAAATCGTAGAATTCGGGTCCAAGTTCCATGAGATAAGCATTTCGTTTGAGTTGATCGCAAGCCATCATTGTTGACCCAGATCCTCCAAACATATCCAGTACATTTTCGCCAACGGTAGAGCTGTTTTTTATTGCCCGGGCTGCAAGTGCTATTGGTTTTTGAGTCGGATGGATATAGAAAGCGTTATGATCCCGTGAAATATCCCAAATATTTACTTCATTATTGGGGCCGAACCAACGGGCGCCGTTACCATTGCCGTTTATTGCTCCCTTGCCTCCGTAAATGCAAGGCTCGGATTTGCGTTTGTAGCGTACATGCGAGAGAGGAGCGACTTGCTTTACCCATTGGATTGGCACTTTGTCATAAGGAATTTCATTTACAACCATTGCATTTAGCACTTCCGGATAGTAAGAAGTGGCGTGCCAGATATAAAAATGAGCCATTGGAATCATGTGCTGTTTTGCCAGTCGAAGGAAATCGGCAAGAAACATTGCATATTCTTCGTCGGTCATTTTGTCTTTCCAATCAGAGCAATAAAGACTTGCCCAGTCTTTGGCTGCATCATTCCGGCTCATATTGAATTCGGGATAATTGATATTGTATGGCGGGTCGGTATGCAGCATGTGGGCTAAATTACCATTCATCAGCGATGATACATCGTCAAGTTTTGTCGAGTCGCCGTTCATTAATCTGTGAGTTATAATTGTTTCGCCATTAATTGAAATTAATTCGTAAATATCTCCACGTTGAGTAACTGCTTCCACAGGCGGTGTAGCTGTAAAATCATCTTCCTGGACATTTGGAGTTTCAACCGGTTCAATATTCTGGTTAATCAATTCCTCGAATTCTAATTCGGTATAAGGCATAGTTGCTAATAAATCCTCCACGGGGAAATCAAGTTTTATATCTTTTAAGAGAGCTGATAATTTATCCGGATCGGATGCGAACCGGGTTTCATTGGTTTCAACTGCAATTCGTTGGGCATGAGCCAGGGAAATATCCCCGAAATTATAAGCCATTACTTCATCATATTCCAAAATTTCGAATACATCGTATCTGTGGTTTCCGTTTATAACTTCACAAAATCCTGTGGGTAAGTTATTCATTTATGCTCCAAATTTTGTACAACAATTTATTATTGGCAAAATTTGACAAAAACCGCGTTAATTAGTGCAGTGATTTGTGCAGTGATTGATGCGCTAATTTGTGCAGTGATTGATGCGCTAATTTGTGCGTTAATTAGTGCAGTGATT